ACGTTATTGCGCCGGCACAGGCTGTCGCGCGCGCGCGGCTGAAGCGCGGAAGCCTGGATGTGTCCAGAGATACCGAGCCACGCAGAACGAGCGGCGTAGGACACATCCACACCAACTCACCTGCCCGCACTGCACGCCTCCCTACGAGACTGCGCGATCACGCTCTCTGTCCTGCAGTCGTCCTGATTGTCGCCATCAGGCGCGGCTCCTCTTAGACAGAACGCGTCCTCGTAGGCTCATAACGGACCCAGCCAAGCGTGAAGCGTATCTCGTAGGGAGGCGTGCCTATGCGCAGGAAAAAGGTTGGACTGCAAGCCGTAAAGCGTCCGCACAGAAGCGAAGGGCGCGCCTCGCTGCTCGTTCGGAGCGAGTCTTAGCTGCTGAAGTCTACGAGCGCGATGGCTGGATGTGTGGACTGTGTGTTAAGGCGATTGATCGAACACTGGCGTATCCGCACCCGCTATCTGCGAGCCTCGATCATGTCGTGCCACTCTCGCGCGGCGGGCAGCACACAACCGCGAATACTCAGGCGGCGCACCTGCGTTGCAACATCCGCAAGGGCAATCGAGTTGAGAGGGCGCAGTTGAGGTTGATCGGCTGATGGCTGTACCAGGGACGAAACCCAAGCCCGACACCCAGAAGGTCACTAAGCACGCGCTGACCCATGACTGGACGGAAGTCCCCGACGTCCGCTATGACGGCGAGCGCCCGAAGCTCCCCCCGGTGCCGAAGGTCACGAAGGACTGGTGGGAGGACATCTCGACCATGCCCCACTGCATTCTGTGGTCGCCGCAGCAGTGGCGGTTCGCCATCGACACGGCGCGGGTGCACGCGATGGCGTTCGGGCCGAAGCAGCGGTCGACGATGATCCCCGAGGTCAGGAACCGCGAGAAGCAGATGGGCGTCACCGCGGACGCTCTCAGGGACTTGCGCATCCGGTACGTGCAGCCGGTGGTCGTCGAAGAGCGGACGGAGAACGGCGTAACGGACTTCGAGGCCGAGCGCCGTAAGCGTCTCCTGGAGTCCGACTAGATGCCGCACACCGTCGTGCGAGACCCGGAGCACACCCGCACGCGGTCGCTCGGATGGCTGTCTATCGCGTGGATGGAATACTTCTGCCTGCACGGGCCTGGTGACATACAAGGACGCCCGCTCAGCTCCCGAAGGGGAGAAGGCGCCATCAACCTGTCGGACGAACTGACGAAGCTCACGGTCGACTGCTACGCGTTGAACGAGAAGGGTGAACGGCTTTACGACTCAGTATTCTTCTCGAGGCCCAAGGGCGCGGACAAGTCGGGGCACGCCGCGAGGATCGCCCTCTTCGAGGCGCTAGGTCCGTGCCGGTTCGCAGGCTGGGCCAAGGGCGGGGAGGTCTTTGAGTGGATGGACTTTCGCCACGTCTACCAACCTGGCGACCCGATGGGCCGGCGGATCACCTATCCCTTCCTGCGCATCCTCGCCACCGAAGAAGGGCAGACCGCCAACGTTTACGACGCGGTCTACTTCAACCTGCACGACGAGGACGCACCCCTATCGGAGGCGTTCAGGCGCAAGGACGACGTCGGGCTGACGAGAATCTACCTGCCTGACGGTGGGGAAATCCGGCCATCGACGGCCAGCTCAAGCGCGAAGGACGGTGGTAAGGAGACGTGGGCGAACTTCGACGAAACCCACCTCTACAACCTGCCTGAGCTGCGGCGCATGTACGACACGGTGAGAAGGAATCTCACCAAGCGCAAGGAATCCTCTCCCTGGTCGTTTGAATCCTCGACCATGTACCAGCCGGGGCAGGACTCGATCGCCGAGCGGTCGCACGCGATGGCTGAGCAGATCATGCAGAAGAAGGTCCGGCTTACGCCGCGCTACTTCTTCGACCACCGCGAGGCGCCGGCCGACATCGACCTGACGAACGAAGACGAACTGCGCGCGGGATTGGCCGAAGCCTATGGGCTGGACTGGGCGTGGCAAGACCAGGAGCGGAAGATCCGCGAGGTCATGGACCCGCGCAACGACGTTGCCGACACGCGACGCTACTCGCTGAACCAGGTCACGGCCGCGCATGACGCATGGATCACACCCCAGCAGTACGACGCCCGCGTGCACAAGGTCGAGATCAAGCAGGGATCATTGATCACGCTGGGCCTGGACGGCTCCGAGACGGACGACCACACCGTGCTAAGGGCGTGCGACATCGAGACCGGGCATCAGTTCACCCTCGGCATATGGGTGCCCTCAGAGCAGACGGGCGGCAAGGTGCCGAAGGACGCGGTCGACAAGGCCGTGAGGGACGCACACGCGCTCTATGACGTCGTGGCGTTCTACTCAGACGTACACCCCTTCGAGGACTACATCGACCGTTGGGAGCAGGACTTCGGCGAGCAGTATTGCGCCAGGGCCACGCAACTACATCCGGTGAAATGGGACATGCGGTCTGCGGCCAACGCCACGAAGATGATCGAGGCGCTGCACACGGCGATCATCGACGGCGTCGACATCAGCTTCGAGGCCGACCGAAGGATCAGACAGTATTACGTCAACGCGAGGCGGTTCCCGAACATCCACGGCGTGACGGTGGCGAAGGGCAAGCGAGACGAGAAGATCGACGCGGTGCCGGCGGATGGGCTGGCACGTAAGGCGCGACAGGACTATCAGGTGCTGCCGGAGAACAAGAAGCGCAATAACCGCACAGTGGATCTGTTCTGGGTGAACGCATGATCGACTCCGAGGATCGGACGCTGTTACTAACCTGGATAGTCAAGTACACAGTTATAGCGGTAGGTGTTATCTTCGGTGTATTAAGTACAGCGGTAACGCTAGGAGCCGCGTGGCGATTGTTTGACCTGGTTCGAGGATAGACATGGGACTCATCGCCAACGCGTTCAAGCCTAAGAACCTCGTCCTGTCATCGTCAGGGACGCTCGGTAACTACGCTGTCGGCTCCCCTCAAGCGACCACGCAGCAGACCACGCGGGCATATCTCGACAACGAGATCATCCGGGCGTGCGTGGACCTGATTGCAACGTCGGCGGCTGAGCCTCACATCATCGGCAAGCGGTGGCGCCGCGAACGTCCGACACGGCGGGATCTGTCGGCACGGGGCATCCCGAAGAACCAGGCCGGCACGATGGCCGAGGACTCGTTTCTAGTCCGCAACGGGTTCTATGAGGAAGTCACCGACCACCGCCTGATCTACCTGCTGAACAACCCCAACGAGTGGATGGGCCGCGAAGAGTTCTGGGCCACGGTCGTCCTGCACCTCTTCCTCGCGGGTAACGCCTACATCCTCAAGGCCAGATACAAAGACGGCATCCTCAAGGGTGCGGTCGGTGAGCTGTGGCCGCTCTTGCCAACGCAGATTAAGCCGGTTCCAGGCGACATGAGCGCCGGGGAACCGTTCATCAAGCACTACGAACGCACCGTGAACGGCCAGAAGCAGGAACTCCCCACCACGGACGTGCTGCACATCAAATACTCGCCTTCCGTGGGCCTCTACGAGGGCGTATCGCCTCTCCTGACCCTGCTGCCGCGCGCCGAGATCGACCACTACATGCGTACCTTCCTGAGCACGTTCTTCGCCCGTGGCGGTGCTGGTGCTGGCGCGAGCCTGAACGTCAAGGGCGGCAACATGGACCAGCAGACGAAGGACGACCTTCGTAACCGGTTCAGGCGCATGTTCTCAGGCGGTCAGTTCGACGTGCTGGTGAGCAACGCCGAGGACATCACCTACACGCCCTTTAGCCTCAACCGTGGCCTGCGCGACGCTCTGCCATCGGAGATCGACAAGCAGACCGAGGCGCGCATGGCGATGGTGCTCGGCGTGCCTGGTGCGATCGTCGGCCTGCTCATCGGCTATGAGACCTCGAGCTACGCGAACCAACGTCAGGCGTGGCAGGTGCTCTGGGATGTCCGCATGACGCCCCTCCTGAACAGCATCGACAGCGCGATCAAGCTTTCCCTCGTGAAAGAGTTCGCCGGGATTGACGACGCCTGCTTCGACCTCTCAGACATCAAGGCGCTACAGGAAGACGTCGACGCCCTGCACGAACGGCTGCGCAAGGACTTGCAGGCGTCTGCAATCACTCTCGAAGAGTTCAGGGAGCGCACCGGCTACGGGTTGATGCCAACAGCCGGCATGTTCCTCGTGCCGTCCACGTTTGTCGTGACGCCGGTCGAACGGTTGGGCGAAGAGCCAGAGCTCGCACCGTCGCCTGCTCCCGTCGCGCTGCTCGCTGCCCCGCGCGGTCCGGGCAGGCCGTCTCTGGAAGAGGACGAGGCTGCGAGGACGATCTACCTGCAGGCGATGGTGCTGCGGGAGAAGAACCCGCTCATGACGTGGGACCAGATCGCCGCGCGTGTGGGCGTCGAGTCGCGCACGCTGAGGAAGTACCGCACGGCGTTCGAGGATTAGGGTCCCGTTAACTGCCTGCCACTACCAACGCGCACGGGACCACACGCGGGCATAGGCTAGGGCTGCACGGCATACACTGCCCTATGGATTGAGTATACTGCGTCGGCGATGAACCCACGCACGTCCTATGTCCGCGTATGGCGATTCAAGCGCCACGTCGAGGAACACGGACGACTACCCGTGAGCGCTTTTCTCTGTGCTTACTGCGGTGGGACCATCCCCAACCCCCGCCCTAACAAGCGGTACTGCAAGGTGAGTTGCAGGGTCATGGGCAATCGCCCGCGAGAATAACGTTCCGCTGATCCGCTAATTCCGTTCCGCTCAAGAGCCT